TTATGACGAAGGAGCCGAAGGTATCCGTACTGGCGATAGATTCACCCTGGTTGGTGAGGAAGGCCCAGAGCTTGCGTTATTCCCACGCGGCACAGAGATAGTCCCCCTTAACAGGCCAGCTAAACCCAAACAACGCAAACGGTTACGCAGTCAGTTCTCTGATGCGATTGACTCTTTCGCTTTTGGCGGATTCTCTGATGGAGGGACGGCCCTAGTGGGAGAGATGGGGCCAGAGCTTGTTGACCTGCCGCCAGGCGCACAGGTCATGCCCGCAGGTATCACGGAGATGATGACAGGACGCCCGACACGTGCACCTCGTTCTCTGTTCCGACAGGCTGGTATGAGGGCACCGTCAGCACAGACGATTGCCAACCTACTCCCTGAGGAAATTGAGGTATATCAAGAGATGGGGCGATTGGCTGGCATCCCAGAGAAAGCGTTTGAACGTGAGTTCCGCTCGATGGTTCCTATGGGGCAGGGCGGCACACGGCAGGCAAGATTTACTCCAAGAGGGACTGGGAGAACAAGGTATGGGAGCATTTAGTGCGTTATGCAAATGGTTTAATCATTCATGGAAAGAAAGCGAGAAGCATTGGGGGAGATATGACTGCAAGCGTTGTAATCTGAGCAGGACGTATTATTACGATTCCGAGCGCGGCAGTTACTACGAAGAATCTACTGTAACCTAGGTCACAATAATGCCTAATCCTTACGACAGAATAGTCCATACTCCTGCGGAAAAACGCGCTGAAGAAGTACGCAAGAAGCGTGAAAGAGATTTTGCGGCTTCAATGGAACCGATTTCTGAGCCGCCTGAATCGTATTATCGTGGCGGATTCTCTAGCAAAGAGAATTATCTTATGAATCAACAGTTCCCTATCAGCCATGATGATGAGGGTGGAGAATGGCTAACTGACTACACTACTATCGCTCCTCCGCCACCAATAGATTACTCCCAAGAAGGCGGGGATTTTCTTACTGATGTTCGTGCCGCGCAAGGATGGACAGAACCTGAACCTGAACCTGAACCAGAAGAAACTCCCTGGTATCAGAAAGGCAACCTTCCTCATATTCCTGGCTTGAGCCAAGTTGGGTCTACTGTTAGGGACGCTATAGCGACACCATTTACTGACAGGGATTACATCTGGGGAAGCGGCCCATCGGTATGGGATATGACCAAAGGTGCCCTTGGTTTTGCAGACGAATATATTGCACAGCCCGCAGGAAGCGCCGCAACTGCTATTGAAGGCCCGTCGTTATTAGGTTTGGCTGGGGTTCCTGGGTTCAGAACTGAGGGGCAATTCAATCTAGGTCAATTACCAATTCCAGGCACAGATTGGCGGGAAGTCTATCAGAGAGATACTCCTATAGGTAACCGAATATTAGCTGAGGTTGCCGCAGACCCATTAAATCTTCCCATTTTAGGGCTTATTCCGAAGTCTGCTAAGGTGCTAACCAAATTAGGAAAGAGTGCAGAAGCAAATAATCTGATTCAACAAGCAGAAGAAGTTCGCAGGCTTAATGACCCGCACTCTTTATTCTACCGTCATGTTGCTACGAATCTTGAGGAAGGCCAGAAACAGGTCATTATTGTCAGCAATTCTTATCCGCAGGGTCGCAGGATTACGCTTAAAGCTGGCGAAGATGTCATACCAGAGGAGTTAGAAATAATACCGTGGGAAAATCCAACTACAATAATGGGAGAACGTATACCAAAAAGAGCGGCTAGTGCGCCTGTGGATATAGATGTATTCCACGGAACTGATATGCCTGCTGATGTAAATTCACGAATTGGATTACCTAACATGGGTACTCCTGAAAGTCATCAATACGGTGGATTGCATTTTGGAACTCGAAAAGCCGCCGAAGATTATATTCGAGATTCTGGAATGAGCCAGTCATCAGCTAGGATTATTCCTGCTAAGTTACGCCTAAATAAACCATATGGGTCTATTGATAATCCTATTAGTGAAGGCGAATTATGGGATTCACTTGCTCAACCTGATGCTGTTAGACAGTTAAAGAAAGAAGGATTCGATGGAATCATATATCGCAATACTGCTGAAGACCCTGGCTCGATTTCATATTGGGTTTTTGACCCAGAAAACGCATCAATATTAAGAAGAGAGACACCCTCTGCTTCTCGTCCGACATCAGACCCATTAAAAGAATTAGAGTTGGCTATGGGTCGGCAAGAAGAAGGGAACTACAGGATACTCCCAGGTGACGCCAGCCGTGCTGAAGTAATCAAGGCATCTGGCGCATTGTTACCTGATACATCCCAAGTCCTATCTCCCCCCCAGGCTCGCAGGACTGGCGCTCGTGGATTTGAAGCAGTTAGAACTGGGCGAGGGAATATACCCCCTAGTCTTATTGCTGACGATGTTCCTGCGTTTGTCAGTAAGGAGATATCAGCGGCAGAGAAGGCAGAAGTTCTGTCTTCTTATAGAGCCATGATGCCACAGGAAGTATCTTATTTAGATGACGCAGGTCAGATTATTCCTGTGACAAGAAAGGTTACTCCCAACCCTCGTGGTATGAGAGTACCGCCGAAGTTGCAGAAGTCTGGCCCATTAGTGCAGGCTGTCGCCACACCTAGTGGATTTGATGATGCGTTTGGCAACAATCAACTCTACAACATAATTGACGGTGATAGTCCAGGCCAAGAGGTCGTGGCTCAGATATTGATTGGCTCTTCGGGGTCGTCAGTTACCAGGCGATTTGGTATGCAGGGCGCTGAGGTCAAAGGGTTCTGGCCTACTGTTGAGGGCGGCGGCCCTGGTATGTTTTCCACTGCGGGGATACAGAGTATCGTTCGTCAGATTGGCAACTATAACCCTAATCTAGAGAACCTTACGTTCGCTGGGAACCTAGATGTTAGACCAAGAGTAAGTGCCCAACGGTTCGTTGGTACAGCCGCAGAAGCCGAGGCCAGGCTCCTTTCTGAAAGCGATATCGCTACGGGATTTGCTCACCCTATCGACGAGATATTCCCTCGTATGAGTTCACTCGATGCAACTGCCATGCAGTTTGATGAATATTCATATGGCGGTCTGAATATCAATAGAGTAGATATAGATGGAATGCCCAAGACCGTCGATGATTTACTTACTGATGCTCAATCCGTTACCCCCTCAAGTCCTGAGAACCTCGCCGCAGTGATGGATAATACAAGGCCGCGCGTACCAGGCGAACCATTGTTCTCGATGACTGACGATATCAGTGCCTACTCTTATCTATATGCAAAAGCAGGTCTTGTCCTAAGACAAGCAACTAGAATCCCAGGAGTTAGATGGACTGCGGGGCTATGGAACCGCGCCCAGGCACTTGCCCCTGATGACCAGTTAGGAAAACTTGGAATAGACGTTGATGTTTATAAGAGCGTAGAACATGCCCGTGTCCGTATTCAAGTCATGGCATGGTGGTCTAAAGCACAAGCCTCTTTTGGCTTTAAGGAGATAGGTGGTAGTACATTATTAAATCGTCAGGGCACATGGAGGGCGCAAGGAGTCTCTGGATACGATGTAACGAAAATTGCAGATAATCCTGCGCACGGCACGATTGATGACATCATAAAAGATATACAGGAAGTAAAGAAGGGCAACCGTGTACGAGTAAATGAGGGTCAGGCCGTCCCTGCGGGTAAAGAGAAACAGATATATGTCTTAACAACAGAACAGCAAAAGTATATAGATGATGCTTTAGAGATGATGGAGGATAGTTGGCGTAAGAATAATAATGCTGGTGTAGATGTTAAACGTATCGGTGAGGAATACTGGCATCGCATCTTACGTCATGGCCCAGCAGATAAGTCAGAGGATTTCTTTAATAGGCAATGGGCGAAACTTACTGGTAATAGGCCAACAGGTACAGCAATTACAAAAGCGTACCAAAAAGAGCGGATGTTCGAGGACTTTGATGATGCTATAAAGGCTGGATATGTCTACGACACCAATCCTGCCACCCGCCTTGCGGCACGTCTGGATGCTGGTATCGAAACTTATGCTGACCAAGTTGCCGTCAATAAATTGCTTGATATGAAAAATGCTGATGGAACATCTATGTTCCTTAGTCGAGAGGCAGCCTATCGCCTACGCACACGCAAACTTGGTACAGCACAAGGAGAAGAATTAGCCTTAAAATTCAAGGAATTGCAAATTGCTGTTAATGATGCGCGTAAAGCAAAGCAGGCGGCAAGGAGGAAATGGAAGAGAGATGATACCGTTGCCAACTATGAAGCATACCGTGAAGCCATAGCCGCGCATGGGGAAGCATTGGATAACCTAGGTAATGCCAAGAAACTCAAGCATCCAGGCTTATATCAAGCGTATCTTCAGAGCCATATAGTAGATGCTATGACGCGAGATGAAATCTTTAAGAATGTATACATCCCCCAGGTTCAGAAAGCTCGCAGTATGGTAAATAAAGACGGCCCGAATCTAGGGAATATCGGCACTAAAGCCACTGATGTATTCCAGCTATTCAGGGCATTGATGACTAACCTTGACCTTGCGGCTATGGGTATCCAGGGTAACGTATTAGCATTCCGTGATTTCCGCTCGTGGACTACTGCGGTATATGAAAGTATAGGAGCTATAGCTCGTGAGCCATTGGCTTATGTGGAAAAGAATCGAGCCATCATGGAAGAAGGGCGACAGATGGGGGCTATTATGCGTCCTACTGAGTTCCTGTTTAAGTCTAATAGTCTAGCCGCATCGCCTACTAAGCTCCCACTCCTAGGCCCCGCTTTCAATGGATTCCAGCGGTCATTTGAATGGTTCATAATCGTTGGACAAACAGAGTTCTATAAAACTCTGCGCACTCGGGTAGTGCCTGGCGAGAGGGCATGGGCACCGTTAGGAGGAGAAAAAATTGACAGACTGACTCCTTCTATATTGAAGCGCAAAGAACCAATTCCTGAGTTTGTTCCTGTCCAAACAGACGAAGCTCGTGATGCCTTGGTTGAATATGGGCGCGTCATCAGGAACCTCATGGGCACAGAAGACTATGCCATTCTTGGAATAAGGCCGACACAGCAAACCATAGAAGCTACACTAGCTTTTGCCTCACGATTCATGCGTGCCAATATAGGGTTAATTAGTGCGGCAATAAGATTGCCCAACCCCGTAGATGCTATTAGCCTTGCATCAAGAGGCCGTCTCTTCCCTGGTAGACAACAGAACATCAGCAAGCAGAGCCTAGCCGCTAAGGAGGCTATGATGTACTTGCTGGCAGGTGGCATTGGATTGACTAATGCTATCCACTTTCAGCAGACAGGGCGACCTGCCAATATGACTGACCCGTTTGCCCCTGACTGGATGCAGTTTACGATGCCAGGCTCAAGCGGTAAGACATACTTCAATACATTTGGCCCCTTGTATTCCTATTTCCGTACCATTGCCCGTGTTACCAACATCATGATTGATACTCAAGATACTGGCAGGGCAGTGAACGAAATCAAAAACTTCGCCAATAGCCGTGCGAGTCTGCCAATTAGGGCCGTAATGCTTGCTAATGCTGGGGCTGACGCACGGACATTTGAGGGGGAAGAGATATTTGCTGGAGCAAGCCCCGAAGATATCTTCAAGTCAATGGGATTAGTCTTGGGCGAGTTCGCAGTTCCTATCGGTGTATCTGGTATCGCAGAAGCTATCGGTGATGGACGATGGGAAGGGACTTTCACGGAAGTCGTTGGTCTGACAGGCCGCGCATCTCCTTATTCGCAGATGGACATCATGTTCCAGAGGCTTATATCTGACCCGAATAACCCAATGCACCAGCTTAGACTGCAAGAGGGAAGGGAAACCAAGGGGCCATACAGAGACGCATCTCCATCTGAAAAGGAATGGATGGAAAATCAGTTTAGTGACCTACATGAACGCATGATACAGGGTGCTCGTGGAGACTATGGTGACGCGGGGCGCGAGTGGGCAGAACTAGATACTGTGGCTATGGTTGGCGAAGACGGGAATGGAGGCATGATAGGGCTGGGAGATAAGCTATATCAGCCAGTGCAACGCTGGGCATCACCTGAGCAGATTGAGAGCGGTGATGCACGTCCAGTTGATGGCGCTGAATACCGTAGGCAATTGAACGAGATAATGAATGAGAGATGGATAGGCCATCAGTTAGTTGCCAATAGATATGGCCTATTCCAAGACGAGCAAGATATACCGACAGACGAATACGAGCGTGCGTTGTATGACTACCGTGAGCTACACAAGGCAAATACTGACTATTCTGTTACGCCTCCGCAAATAAACTGGAACATGCTCGATGATGCTTTGTCCGACTTTTACGCAGGGCTATCTCCTGAAATACTGACGTACATTCATAACAATACAGGCTTGAACCGTGACAAAACGGCCCGCGAGCTGTTTGAAGACAAGAAGATACTTCGAGAATACTGGGACAAGCAGGAAGAGATATCGGAAGGGATTCCTCCAGAGTTCCAGCATGTGTATAAGACATGGAGGGCCATGTCTGACATGGAACGAGCGAAGTATGTCCATTCTCCGCAGGTGCGTACTGCTATGGAGCACATCAACCGCCAGACCAAGAAATGGCTGGTCGAGATGCACGAAGCAGGCGACCCCCGTGCCGAAGAATTTGAGAAGAAGCTGGTCAAATGGGGCTACGAATCTAGCCCAGTTACCCCAGCAGGCCAAGAGCTACAACGCCACCTACTTAGCAAGCTGGGTACAGAGGAGCATATGAAGCTACCGTTCGAGCGCAACGTGCCGACTATGCCCAGCCAGCCAGCCGTCAGTCCGACAGTAGATGATGACGGCGTTAGCACTCCTAATTGGATGCAACAGGTGTTAAGTGCTAGGTAGTTGACAGTAGACAAGATAGATGTTTTTATATACATGTGACGACCCCTGTGACCTAGGTCACAATGGTAACTCACGGAGGTAATATGGCAGAAGAACAGCAAGTGCCAGAGGATGTGGTAACTCAGGAACCTGACGCCCCGCAACCAGAGGTACAAAACGCTGAGGAAGAGCCAGAGGTAGACTGGAAGGCCAAGTTCGATGAGAACCAGGCCGCTCTGAATAAGCTGGAACAACAGCTAAAGACTGAGCAAGGACGTAATAGGAAGCGCGATGACACTGATGCGGCGGTGCTTGGGATAGGTGACCGTTTGTCTGCAATGGAGCAATCAAACGCGGCCCTAATCAAAGCGCTGGCTGATGGTGACACCGAAAGACTTCCCCAGGAGCTTGGTCAAATCCAAGCCCAGTCACAGAACACACAACGTGGTCGTGCCTATCAGAACCAGTACCGTGTGCTTACCGAACAGCTAAGGGAAGCTACACAGGATGAGGATGGAAATCCCATCCTTGACCTGTACAGTGCCCCAGAGCTAGAGGAAGTACGGCAGGCATGGGTTGATGCTAACAAGAAGCGCAGTGTTTCGGCTCTGTACAACACGTTAGTACGTACTCATGAGGTTATAAGACAGGCCGAGCGGGGGAAGGCCCAAGAACGGGCCGAAGCCGTGCGACAAGAGGAGCGTACTACTGCCAGACAACGGCTGGAGGAGGCGGGTATCTATGACTTGGATACTGGCCCTGCCAGCGGTGGCGGTGGCGCTACTTTAGATGATGAAACATGGTTTAAGGAGTACGGTAAGATGGATAACCCTACCCCTGAAGACCACGCTAGAGCATTTAGAATAAATAACCGAAGGTAGGAATTAGTTATGGCGGCAGGCGATACTATTACCCAATCACTGGCTGATAGCCTTGATACCGTCGTGGCATCTGCCAGACAAATCCGTGAATACGAAGGGGTCATGCCTAACCTTGTCGATAAGGTTACGCTGTCCGAAGGCACTGGAACTAGCTGGCGTGAGATTTCCATGGCGGCCCTCAATGCCCAGAACATCACTGAAACCACTACGCTGGACAATCCACAGCAGATGTCTGATACGGTATTCAGCATCACTCCCTCAGTCACTGGCATCCAAACTCTGGTGACTGACCGTGTTGCTTCCCGCATCAACTCTCAGGCTTATGCCCAGCTTGGTAGCTTGGCGCAGAACGCCATCCAGAGGAAGAAGGACGAAGATGGTTTGACCGTTCTTGACGGCGCAACTACTTCTCTTTCTGGCGCTGGAACAACCCTGGCATCTGGCGTCATTGCATCTGCGGCTTACCGAATTAGTAGTAATGCGACTGAGCCTGGAAACCCACCTTATCGGTGCGTACTCCACGGCTTCCAGATTAAAGACCTTTATGACGAACTCACCGCTGGTATTGGAACTGCCGCCGCTGGTGAAACAAGTACAGGTCTGACGGCTCGTGTCTTTGAAGAAGGCTTCCGTGGCAAGATTGCGGGGGTTGAAATCTTTGAAGATGGCAACATTACCATCGACAGTTCCGACGATGCAAAGGGTGGCGTGTTCGCTCAAGAAGCTATCGTCATGGTGCAGGGACGCGCTCCCCGTACCGCCACGGTTCGCCGTGAGGACATAGGTGGTGGCGCAACCGTGGTGTATCTCTATGATGAGTACGCATACGGTGAGCGCAGTGCAGGAAACTGGTTGTTTGAAATTTATTCGGACGCCACTGCACCTACTTCCTAGTGAACGAACGGCGCACCATATGGTCTGCGGCTCATGGCCCCATACCTAAAGGGTGGGTTGTTCATAACTTGAATGGTCAACCACGGGACATGCGGTTAGAGAACCTAGCCGCTGTCCCGCGCGATAACGTCTTTCTAATTACGGCTCCCTACAGGGAGCGAATACGAAATTTAGAGCTAAAGCTCAAACAGATAGGTGAATACAATGGCTGAAGCTGGCGATGGCAGGCTAATGATTTGCGAGGACTTTCTTGGTGGAACTGAGGTAGCGGTTGCTTCTACTACTGCTCCCCCCATCAACTGGCCTCCATACCTGACGTTTGTTGGACAAGGCGTTGCCGAGAATGACTCTGGTGCCGTTATCCTTGACTCCGACGGACTCAACGGCGTGGTTCAATTAACCACCACCAATGAAGATGTTCACTGCGCAGGCTTCCAGACTCCTGTGATGTTCGATGTTGGTCTTAACGGTAGCATCGTGCTCGAAGCACGGGTTCGTCAGGCGGCTCTGAATACTGGCGAGGTCTTTATCGGATTCTCTGATGTAGCCACCGACCTGGCTATCATCGAGGGCGCAATCTGTCACGGTGACACAACCACCCTGACACTCACTGCTTCCGATATAGTTGGGTTCCTGATGGCATCCGACCTTACGCAGAACAGTGAATGGCACTGTGTATTCAATGGCGGCACCACTACGGGTCAAACTGACTCTACTGAGAATGAGTTGAATGTGGTCGCCGTTGCAGGTGAGTACAACATCCTTCGCATGGAAGTTCACCCCAATGGCACTGCTGAGTTCTTCGTTGATGGAGTTCTCAAGAAGACCGTCGAGGGTGCCGCATCCACCTCTGTGGATATGTGCATGAACCTGCTGGTCGAGTCCAAGACCACTGCTGTCAAGACTCTTGATGTGGACTACATTAAGGTCTGGGCGAATCGGGACTGGACTAAGTAGCCCTAAGTGACAACCAGGCGAGGGTTTCGTTATGACAGTAGCCGTTCACGATTAGAAGTAACCGTGGACGGCACTGTCGTAGCCACTTATAACAACGTGGCTCCTAGTCTGTCTATCGTCAATGGCATAACTATTGACGGAACTGTCACATTAAATGACAGCGCCCAGTGGACAGCAAATGCGTCAGGCACCGTTACAATCTCGAATGTCGCACCGTCCGGTGTCGGGACTGCCACTATAACAAAGTGGCTTACCGTCACAGACGACAGCGGCACAGTCATGTACATCCCTGCATGGACATAGACTGTGGCCTAGGTCACAATGACAAAGCTAATATCAGCAACGGTAGAAGTACATCTCGATGAGCCTGCTTTCAATCTGACTGAAGTCAACCTGCAAGCTCCCGATAACAGTGGTTGGCATAGGTATCAGATAATCTCCGTGGTTCGGGGAGAGCGCATGGCTGAATACCGTGAAGACCTTGGCCCACAAGAAAACTTCACGGCTGACTCCTTCCGTATACCAGGGGGTGTATGGGATGCAAGCACTAGGCGAATGGAAGTGCTTCATAGCGTAGGCGAGTTGCGGGAGATAGCTGAGTATGTACGACTTGGGCCTACAGTTCGGCCCGATATACAGGCCCGCGACTTGGTTGGCGAATACCATGACCATATGGATAGATTAGTAACGGTATCTAAGGAGAAAGGCTTATGACCACAGATGACAGGATGGCTGTCGAACTGATAGAGGAGGCCGAGTCAGCACCTGAGCCTGGCAACTTCAACCGACGGCAGGTCATCCATTCACCATCGGATGCGTTTCCCCTGGATATGCAGATAGCATCCCTAGAGTCTGCTGGATATGTATATGTCTATGACACGTTGAATGGTGAGCGCTCAGTTGTGAACCGTAATATGCTGGAATCTCAACTACAGAAGCTGAGGGAAGACGGCACGCGGTATTTCACGACAGTCAAACCCGATGTAGAACCCATGCGCGGCACATTGAAGTGCCTACTCCATCCCGATGACCCTGAAAGGGGGCAGTATGATATCTGGGGTTTTCCGACTTGTAACAAGTCCAATCTCGTATCTGAGTTCCAAGTTAACAGGCACGTCCAAATCCGCCACCGAATGGAATGGCAAACCATCTACGAGGAAAGGGAAAGGAAAGAGAAAGAAGAAGAACGTGACTTCCAACGCCAACTCCTTGGCCTCGCAACCCAAGGCAGACCGCAAGCCCAAGGCCCAATAGTAGATAACATAGGAATCTCAAGCACAGTCACCTACACCCCTTGTGAATGTGGCGGGCAAGTCAGAGAAGGATACGTAGCCCAGCACACACGCAGTAAAAAACACCAGAGGTGGGAGAAAAAGAATGGCTCACAATACAGTTGATACTACAGTCCTGACCTCTGACGGAGCGGTCAGTTCCAATCCAGGCAAGGTATATTGGGTGCTTGTCTCTGCCGCCGCTACTGGCGGGGCATGGCAACTCAACGACAGCACAGATGATAGCGGGACTGACCTCGTAAGCGGTGTCGCTCCCGCTAATAGCCAGACGTTCCTTCGTTTCGGTTCAGAAAACGAAGGAGCTTTGGTTTTTGGCACAGCGATATATGCTGATATCCCAGGAAGTAACATAACTCTGACGGTGGGGTATCGCTAATGGCTAACGAGTTCAAGCACAAAGACCCTGGCGCAGAACTGACGCAAGCAGAGTTCATCTCGTCTGATGGCACAGGCCATGTATTTGATTCACAGGCTTCGGGGGACATCCTGTATGCCTCGTCGTCTACGGTTCTGTCACGATTAGCAAAAGGTACGGACGG